ACAACCATGATTAAATCGTCTCTGTCTTTTACAGACTCATCGATTGCATCATATAAGTCTAAAGCTTGATCAACAGCGTTAGCTACCGTCCATGCTGCTGCTGCTGCAGGAACTGTTGCACCGTTAGCACCAGTGATTTGTGCTTTAAGACCTGGAGTAGTTCCAAATCCGTTAATTAAGAATCCTTCGTTGTATTTAGTTAATTTCTCAGCATATTGTTGAGAGATTACTTCTTCAAAAGGAATTTCATCGTTACCAGTTCCAGCCGACATGAATGCCGATTGGTATACATCGCGTAACGTTTCTGGGCACATTTCGGTCTTCGATTGAAGACTTTCAATGATTACGTTTACTTGTGTGTAAGTTACTTCACCGTCTGAAGTCCATCCACATGATAATGCTGAAACAGGTAAGTCTGCGTCAACAAGGTTAATTGCTACTGTTCCTGATGCTAAACCTGTTCTTAGGTCTAAGTAGGACAGTAAGTCAGTTGTTAAAACTGATTTAGAGATTAACTCTAATGATAATTGGTCTGTGTAAGCAGGCAATGCTGCTACGTTAAATCCGAATGCCATAATTTTTAGTGTTTAATTTTTAGTTTAGGTTTACTTTTGTCTTAATGATCTTAGCATTGTTAATCTTGCTGACATCTTAGACTCTTTGTCCTCTAATACTTCTTTGAAAGTGTTAGTAGTTACTTTTGGTGCTGCTGGTTCGTTAGCTACTGCTTCGAATCTTTCAGTTAAAACTGATAATTCTTTCTTTAGTTCTTCGATTACCTCTGCTTGTGGCTTAATCATGTCGCCGATTGCTTCAATTAGACCTTCCATATCGAAGTCTTCTTTAACATCTACTTTGATTTCTTCCTCTTCGAAAGTCTCTTCTGCTTCTTCCACTGATTCTTCAGAACCTTTGTCTTCTACATTAGTGATCTCTCCAGATTCGCCAACAGATATAATCATACCGTCAGTAGTTTCGTGCTTTCCGGATGGTGCAAAACTGTCATTTGATACACCTTCTCCAGATCTTACAAATAGGATTGCTCCAGCTTGTAATTCACCTTCAGTGTACACTTCAGTTCCATCAACCAATTCAGCTTCTGCCATCTTTACTTCGATAACAGCTTCTTCAGCACCTAACATAACTTTTAGCTTTGTAATAACTTGATTTACGTTCATATTATTATAGGTATTAATTAATTTAGACTTAATTGTCTATACTACTATATATAACGGTCCCCCAAAGTGACCAAACTGGTCACGAGCTCACTTGAGGAGTTGCGTAGAGCTACTCCTTGTCCTTCTTTTTCTCTTTACGAGCTTCTCTGATACGTATAATATTAAGAACTATACCTGTGACTAACAAAGCAAGTGTTAATATTTCGTTAATTCCCATTACAAAGGCGCCACCGCCCACTATTGTAGTTACAGTTGCTGCCGTATCTTTTACCTCGTTTGTCATATTATTTCTTTGTAGCTTTTTCAATGAATTGACCGGCTATTGAAAATCCATTCAGTTCACCTGCTTTAATTTTTTGCCATGTTGAATCGTCATTGATCTTATAGCTTACCATCCAAGTTCCTTTAGGTACTTCAAATCCCATCGCTTTAGACTTATCCATTTCGGGATCTTCTACTATCCAAGATTCTAGTAAGGTATTATCTATCACGACATCATCGTCATGGTTAACATCTGTATTATTCATTTTGTTGTATTCAAAAAACTTTTTAGATATCTTTTGAATCGTGTCTTCTGAGAAGTAAACATGGAACGTGTTATTGTCAATATCTCTTCTAGGTATAAGTGTATTAGGAGTCATCGCAGGACCTGTAATAACCATTTGATCATCATCAGAGAAGTTCCAAGTTGACATTAAGTAGCCATGGTTTCTCATTGAGTCAGGATCTTCACCCGCTAGGCCTCTTGCTGGTCCTTCTGAAACTACTACGGTTTTTCTATCTTCTCTAAATACTCTTACTTGTTCCCAATAATGTTGGCAGTTAGGTCCTCCTTTGTATTTAAAAATATCATAGGTACTTGCACCTCTTGGGCCAAAGCCAGGATTAAGACCAGACATTCTTTCTACTTCTGATTTAGTGTATACTTTCTTTAGTCTCATCATTGCTTTACAGAAATCTCTCTGTGCAGTAGGACCACTATATCTATACTTGATTTCACCTTCTTCTGATGGATCTTTTCTACCTAAGATGTCTAAACCAATGATTGCTTTTAGAGTGTCTGTAAGATCAGCAAAGTTTGCTTGTGATTGAGTTATTTCAATTGTGTTAGTATAGTCTAAGGTTTCACCGAAATCAACCTGTGCAGCCATCTCTATCATAGGATCAGAGTAACTATGTTCTACACCTTCCATTAAGTCTCCATTTGGCATTTCGTGTAAACCTATTCTGTTTAAGAAATCTTCTTTGTCATATTCAACTTCATCTTCAACAAATGCATTCATAGAATCTTTAGCCATTGATATGCGATTATCTATATCTTCTACTTGGTTTAATAAGTCTACAATACCGTCAATCATCTCGATATTTTCTTGTGCAGCAAATGCTTGCCATGCAATACCGATTGCTGGCTTATCTACTAATGACATTACTTCGACACCTAAGTCGTCGAATTGCATATCATCCCAGTCTATTAAAAGTTCTACTATTTTTCCTATCATAATATTATATATTCATTTTACAATCTTGCGAGATCGTTAATTTTAGCATCAGCTTCTTGTTGCGTTGTCATTTCATCTGATACAACATAGGCTCTAACTACATTAGCACCACTACTTCCAACTTGTTGACCTAATTGTACTGTTGTTTCTTCTGCTCCGTCAGCATTGGCTCCTGCTTCTAGTGCTACAGTAGGATCTATTGCTGGTGCTGAAGGTATGCTCATTGAAGGAGTGCTTCCTCCTCCACCTCCTCCTCCACCAGGAACGGGAGTTGAGATAATATCTTTTACAGATTTAAAACCAATAGCAGCAATTGTAGCAACATTGGCAATCTTTAAACCTATTTCAAAAGGTGTAACGGTCTTAGTAGCAAGTTCTGCAGTAATACCTTGATAAGTATTAATAGTTGCAGCAGCGATTGCGGCAGCTTTACCAGCAGCGGAGTTCTCTCCTAATAGACCAGCAATAGCGCCAAAGGTTTGACCTGCCATAGCGATCTGACCTTTCATTTCTTCTTTCTTTACATTCTCGTTAAACTTCTTCTCTTCTTTAGCAAGTTTGTTTCTTTTCTTTTGAAAGCCATCTCTTATTCTTTGCTTTTCTTCTTCTGTAGCTCTAAGAGTAGTAAGCTCATTCATTGCAGCTTCTTCTTGTATCGCTAATTCAGCATAGGCCTGTAACCATTGGTTTTCTAATTGTTCAGCATCAAGTTCTGCAATCATATCCATGATAGCTCTCTTTCTTTCTACTTCTTCTAATTCTAACTCTGCAGTTATCTTTAAAGCATCAAGCTTTCTGGTTTCTAAGGCAGTCTCTGCATCAATACGAGTAGCGATAGCTTCTGCTAATGAAGTCTCTAACTCTTCTCTCTTTTCATAGTTACCTTCTTGTGATATTTGTAACTTTAAGTTTTGTTCTTCTAAGCGGGCTTGTTTAGCAAGATTCTCTGCTAACTTAACTTGTGCTTCACCTACTTTTTCTAAGGCTTCTTTTCTTTCAGCATAAGTTCTATTAGTATCTTCTGCAATCTTTTGCTGAGTTTCCATTTCCTTATTAAGCATTGCATTCTCTACGATCAAGGCTTGTTGTGCATCTCTAATAGCTCTAAACTGATCTACTAAAAGTGTAGCTACTGCTACTGCTTTCTTTACTTCAACTACAACTTCATTAGCAAACTCTACAACTGCTGTTGCGGCATCTTGTACTTTGTCTGTAATATCTTCTACACCTAACACTACTTTACCCATAGCATCTGCTGCAATCTTTCCAGCTGCGCTAAAGTTACCTTTAAATAGTTGATTAATAGCATTACCAAGTGCAGGGAGGAGTTCTAAGAGACCTTCAAACCTGTTGATTATATTTTCTTTAATCAGGTTGACAAAGTTCATTAGAGCTTCTTTAGGGTTTGTGAATACCCAGACTAACATCTCTCCTAATTTAGCGGCAGCATCTTGTATTTTGCCCATAATAATACCAAAGGCTTCCATAGCTATTGCTAGCTTACGACTTCCTTCTTCTGTATTCTTAAAGTATGAGATTATAGAACCTAGTATAACTACTAAGGCTCCTAGCCCTGTGGCCATAATAGCTCCTTTCAAACCTTTAAAAGAATTAGATACTTTACCTACTCCATCTTTAAAGTCTGCGAACTTCTTTTTCATACCATCAAAGATAGTTGCACTTTCTCCGGCTTTCTTGGTTTCTTTACCAAGTTTGTCCATCGCTTTCGTTGCATCATCTAAGTTGTCAACTACTTGCGTTACTCCGTCTACCTCAATGGTAATCTTTACATTCTTATCTGCCATATACTCTTAAATATAATTACTGTTATTATTGAAATGGTTATGGGCAATCTTCAATGCCTAATGTTATTGTTAAACCGCTTGATACCGTAGGCATTACTGAAGAACAAAATGTGACTTGTTGACCAAGTGGTAGCAGTCCACCGTTTGAACCACCGTTACAATCAGTATATGAGTAACTTCCAGGATCATTGCCACCATCATTACTAACTATATACCTTGTACATAGATTCGGTTCAAATGGTATTTTACATTTTGTCTGTTGAGTACATACTTTTGCTGTTTCTGTAACTATTACACCTGGATCATTTGTTACTGTTCCACTAGTAGCACATATCGCTCTGGTATCTCCGGCACCAACAAGGTAACTATATCCTAAACCATTATAGAAGTAGGTTCCTGTTGCACTAGCTGCTGTTGTGTTTTCAATTGTGTGACATAACTCTAGTGGTTGTATTATACCATTACATGAATTACAATCATCAAATATATTTGTATTTGTCCATGTGTGTTGATAGTCTGTAGCAATTCCATATATAGAACCACATCCTGGTCCTGTTGAAACATCTATGAAGTCTCCTAAGGTTAAAGGAGTAAAGCTTCTTATTGCACCATCAAATAGACCATCACAACTTAAGAACTTATAATAGTATTCTAAAGGTGTCTGTTGACAGTCAGCACATTGTTTGTATATTTGTTGAACATCATTATCAGGTGCATTGGTTGAATCACCTATTACTTCATAACATCCTTGATCATTACTTAATTCTACTACTAAACCAGGTTGAAGCGGTGTTCCACTTAGACTTGCATAATGAATATTAGTTGGATTGCCACATTCTGCTACTTCATAACTTGATGGAGTTCCACCACCATTACATTCGGCACAACTTACAGCAAGTGCATCTATTGTATATAGAGCTGTGTCTTGAGGTTCTATAGCAATAATTTGAAAACATCCTTGTAATTCGTTAAGTGTAACAGTTTGTTGAATTGGTAATTGTGCGGTTGAAGTTGCAAAGTATTGTGCTGAACTTAATTGAGT